CGTGATCGGACCTGTCGGCACGGTGGCGGCCGCCTATTCGTTCGGTGGCCTTGCCTTCACGCTCGCGGATGGCACGCCCGACTTCGCGGTCGGCGACAAGTTCACCATCACCGTCACGGGCGGCAACACGCTCATCGAGAATGCGCGCTGGCTCGACACCCTGGCACAGGATGCCATCGGTCGCGTTCGCCTCGACTAATCCCCGCCTGGCGCTCAGCGCTGACAGAAGGAACGCTACCCATGTTGAACACGAACCTCTATGACGCGCAGGCGGCGTTGAGCTTCCTGCTTTCCCAGACCTCGCACATCGAGAGCCAGGTCTGGGCGAAGAAGTATCCGGACCTGACCTATGCCGAGGACGTGCCGATCGACAATTCGGCCTCGCCGTGGATCAAGTCGGTTACGTACTTCTCGAGCGATAAGGTCGGCAAGGCAGCGCTGATGCACGGCCGCGGCACCGACTTCCCGATGGTCGATATCGATCGCCAGAAGTTCGAGACCGAAGTCGTGATGGCCGGCATCGGCTACGACTATTCTCTCGAAGAGCTGGCGCAGGCGCTGATGGTGACGCCCCGCGTCAACCTGACGGCCGACAAGGCCTCGGCGGCGCGCCGCGCCTATGAGGAGTTCTGCGACAGCGTCGCCTACACGGGCGGCGGCGTGAACGACTGGACGGGGCTGCTCAACTACGCCGGCATCACGCCGACGGACGTTGCCGATGGCGCCGGCGCGGCCGATACGACTTGGGAAACCAAGACCGCCGACGAGATTCTCAAGGACATCAACGAGACGCTCACCGGCATCTGGACCGCCTCGAACACCATTGAGCTGGCGGACACCATCCTACTGCCGCTCACGTCGTATGCGCACATCTCGCAGAAGCGCCTCGACAGCACGATGACCATCACCGTCCTGGAGTACGTCCAGCGCGCCAACGTCTACACGATGCAGACCGGCAAGCCGCTCCGCATCCGTGCCCGCCGTGAACTGGAAACGGCAGGCGTCGGTGCTCCGAACAGCAAGCGCATGATCGCCTACAAGCGCGATCCGGAGGTTCTGAAGATGCACATCCCGATGCCGTTCCGGTTCCTGCCGGCATTCCAGGCCTCTCCGATGGTGTTCCAGGTGCCGGGCATCTTCCGGTTGGGTGGCCTCGACATCCGTCGCCCGGGCGCGGTCCGCTATCGGGATAAGATCTAAGGCAGGCGAGTGAGCCGGCGGGTTTCGATCCGCCGGCATCCACCAACGGGACACGGAGAACGAGATGCAGGTCATGAACACCTCGCCGGGCACGATCACGATCGCCGGCATTCATCACATCCCCGCACAGAGCGTGGCGACTTTCGAAGACGATCTGTGGGCAGCGCTGCGCAAGCGGCCCGCGGTTGTGCAGTGGATGAAGGAAGGCAAGCTCAAGGAGATCCTGCCCGAGCCGGCAACTAAAGAGCCGACCGCCGCCGAGAAGAAGGCTGCGGAGAAGGCCGCCAAGGAGGCCGAGAAGAAGGCTGCAGACGAAGCCGCAGCGAAGAAGAAGGCCGAGGATGATGCCGCCGCCAAAGCCAAGGTTGCCGCCGAGAAGAAGGCCTAACCCATGAGCTATACCGTCCCGTCTGCCGCCGAGTTCAAAGAGCGTCACCCGGCGTTCGCCTCGGTGGCGGACGCGACGGTGAACGCCATGCTGGCCGAGGCGTCGCGCTCGGTTTCGACGTGCTGGAGTGCGGACGATTATGCGGACGCCATCATGTACCTCGCCGCGCACCTCATCGCAGAGGAACAGTCGGGCGGCGGCATTACGGCCGCCTCGAAGCAGGGCGCTATCCGCCGCGTGAAAGCCGACACCGTCGAGATCGAGTATGCCGGCCGCATGTCCTGGGGCCAGCTCGACGCGATCTATGGATCGACGGTCTACGGGCGCCGGTTCGTGGCGCTGATGCGCCGGAATTCCCCCGGGGTCGCCGTCGTATGACGCTGCTCGCTGAGATCGGCGAAGCGCTCCGCGGCGCGATCTCCGATGACGTCTTCCCTGCTGCCACACTGCACGTGGCGACGGAAGCGGAAGGCACAGACCTCGTGGTGACGCGCACGTTCGTGAGCCATGGAACACAGGGCTTCGTTTCGGACTGGAAGGCGGAGATCCGCCTCGCCCGGGGCTATGACGCCAACGTCGCCAAGATCGTGCTGGTGCAGAGCCCATCGCTCCCGAAGCCCAAGGTTGGCGATGAGGTGAGCGCGCAGCGGCCGATCAACGGCAACACGGAGCGCTACCGGGTGACGGATGTGACGTCCGACCCCGCAGATGCGACGTATCAGGTCGCGGGGGTGAAGGTCTGATGGCTGGATTTGAGGATTTGTCGGGCCGTGTGTTCGGGCGGCTAACCGTCATCGACCATCACGATAGGACGCCACAGCGCGTGCACAGGTGGAAGTGCCGATGCGAATGCGGGAATGAGGCCGTCGTTCCGGGGAAGTACCTTCGCAACGGCAGGTCAAAATCATGCGGGTGCCTAAAAGCTGAAGTTCTAAGAGCGGCTGCGTTGCGGCACGGGATGACACGAACGCCAGAGGCATGCGCCTACGTCAACGCACGCAAGAGAGTGACTGCCAACTGGCGTGATGGCGCCTACGTCAATCGCGGCATCGCGATGTGCGACAGGTGGTTGAGCGGTGAGAATGGCAAGTCGGGCCTTGAATGCTTTTTGGCGGACATGGGGCCACGCCCATCGCCGGATCACTCGCTGGATCGCATCGACAACGACGGCAACTACGAGCCCGACAACTGCCGGTGGGCAACAGTTGAGCAGCAGGCCAACAACAAAACGAATAATCGGATGGTGACTTACGCAGGCGCAGCCATGACGTTAACGGAGGCGTGGCGGTTGTCTGGTGAGTGCATCCCGTGGAAGACGGCATGGTATCGCATCAACGCGGGATGGCCCGCAAATGACGCGCTGACGATCCCAGTGGGGCTGCGATGACGAAGGTGCGTGGCCTCAAGTCGTGGAATGCGAAGCTGGGGGCGATCAGCAGAAAGACCCGCGCCGAGGTGCACCGCGCGCTGCAACGTGGGGCGCAGAGCATTGCTGATGTTGCCGCGGCGAAGATCGTCGACCCGCCAAAGACGGGCAAGATTTACGGCAGGGGCACGAGGGGTAGGAAGCGAAAGGACGGAACATGGGGCACCGGATCAAAGACGTTGATCCACCAGGCATCCTCCCCTGGACAGCCTCCTGCCGCTGACACCGGTCGACTAGATCAGAGCATGACGACGGTTGACGCCTCCACCGGGGAAACGATCCGCTTCGAAACGGGAGCGAATGCGCCATACGCAACCCCGCTTGAGCTTGGCAGCTCGAAAATGAAGCCCCGACCCTTCCTAGCCCCCTCCTACGAGGAAGTGCTGCCCAAGGTCAAAGAGCAGGTCCGCCTCGCCGTGAAGCGCGGGGCGAAGGGCTGACCCATGGTCACCTTCAATTTCACCCGCGAATTCCGCCATTGGGTGAGGACCGCGCGCAAGCACTGCGTCCTGTGCAAAGCCCTGACGCTGATCGTCCATAAGCCCGGCGTTGCCGAGGTGGACGAAGAAACGGCCCGCGCTGCGGCTCAGGCAGGTGCAGGACGCCCGGTTGAGAATGCCAGCGGGAATAGCCGCCCATGACCCGCGACGCCACGCTGGAGCTTTTCAAGGCGGTTCGCACCGCACTGATCGGCGATACCGCCATTGCCACGGCCGTGAGCACGCGCATTGCCACCGATTGGGGCGTGCAGCTCGCCGCTCCGTTCATTCGCCTGTCGGTCCCGTCCGTCCGCCCGTGGGAAGATGACTGCGGCGAGGGCTCGGAATATACGCTCCGCGTCCACGTCTTCGCCAGCGACCGGGCAACCACCGGCAACATCGCCGCCCGTGTGCGCGAGGTACTGCAGGATGCCTCACTCACCGTCACCGGCTCCGATCTCTGGTGGTGCGACTACGACCAGACGATCAACGCACAAGACCCTGACGATCCAACTTTGACGATGGCCGTCGTCGCGTTCAAGGCCGTCACCACTGCCAGCGAATAGGAGACATCGCGATGGCTAAGCCGACCACTGGTAAGTTTTCAGAGCTACAGATCCTCATCGGCGACGGCGCTTCGCCGGAGGAATTCGCTGTGGTCTGCGGCATGACTAC